TGGAAAGTATGAACGAACGGAGTTTGTGGGTGGGCATTTACACACAAGACAAAAAGATTTACCACTTGAATATTCACGCAGATGGTGATAAACTGAGATACTATTGGAGCGATGAAACACCTTGAATAAGTATGCTGTAATCTTATCATCTCTTGTAGATGGTGCAACAGTCAGAGTGCAGTTTCTTGCAAACAGTGAGATGACTGCTCAACAACTTACAACATATTATAAGTGTAAAAGTTCTACTATTAGTGATGTGGAAGTGTTTCTATTATGACAGACTTTCCCTATGAAAACTTTCCAATTAAACTAATCCATAAGGATGGAAAAGATAAAAAAACCTGCTGGTTTCAATGTGAAGAGCATTATCAAAAATACATAGACAGACATAAACTTAAACCAAATGATTATGAAGTATCTACAAATGGGTTGGCGTTGGTGGGCAAAAGCACTGGGAGAAAAAGCACACAAAAAAGACAGCGAAGCAGACAAAGTAGCAGTAATTAGAACTGTTATCTTTGGGACATATTTGGTTACCAATGTATTCATTTGTGCAGGTGTAATTAGGCATTGGAATGATGATACAGATGTTTATGTAGAGATTCATCAGGAAAATTCTGCTATTCCACTATTAAAAACAAGTCTTAATCATACAGGACAATTTGAATGAATTACCATGTATTAGACCCTACAACGCCATGGTATGAATGGTTGTGTTATTGTGAAATTTGCCATCAATTAAACGTTCAAGGACAACCAAATTGGAGTAGATTTGTGAGGTATAGAAATTACTTGAAAGAAGTTGGTGTGTTATGATATATCAATATACTATCACTGAAGAAGATCTATCCATTATGGATAGGATACAAAAATTAGAAGATGAAAACATAGAAACAACAAATTGTTTATATGAACTAGATAATAAGATTAATTCAATAAAAACTATGTACGAAACACTGACTGAATTTGAAAGAGCACTTGCACGTTTTGGTGATAAAGTTGCTCTAATTGCTGGACTTGAGATTAGTGATAAAATCTCACCAGAAGAAGCATATCAACAAATTAAAGATTTGTATAAAGATCTTAAAAGACTTCGTAAAGTTGAACGAAAAGAATGGGAAACTGGAGATTTAAGTAATGTCTGAAGATTCTCTACAAGTTACAGAAAATGAAGATGGGACATTTACTATAGAGTGGGACCCTTGTGACAGTCTCTATAGTGTCTGGAATGACCTGACATAGGAGCAAATGTCTGCTATGATAGAGGAATCAATCAAAAAACTTATTGAGGAATTAGGTGATGACTGTTAGTTATCAAAAAGTTTGGGACACAATGAATGAACTGGAAACAGTTACTTCAAAGATTTGCTCTGCACGTGAAATTCTTGATTGTGCTATTGATGCACATCAAGAACACAAACATGAAAAAGTAGAGCATCTTCTTTATGCTGTGGATGAGTTCCTTGTTTATTATCTTCAAGAATTTGATGACAAGTTTAAGGAAGCATGGCAGGCCACTGTAGGTGATTTGCGTGAAGGTGATGTTGTAGATGATGGTATGCGTCCATGGGGCCACAGTGATTTGGAGTATCAGATTGCCAATCAAAAGAAAAATAAAGTTAAAAAATGGACTCTTCCTACTGAAGTTGATGGATTGACTGGAGATGTGTTTGTTAAGTTTCCAGATGATTTGCTTGATGCAGCAAACCTAAAAGAAGGTGATGAAGTAGAATGGATTGATAATGGTGATGGTTCTTATAGTTTGAAGAAAGTAGAACAAAAAAATCTTAGCTATAAAGAAGCAGTTGAGGCAGGTTGGGAAATGACTGCTGATGGTATTTGGTTGCCACCACAGGAGTGCTGATGAAACGTATACAAACATCAGGAACATATGATGGTGAGTTTTATTTACTTAACATAGCATTTAATGACAATCATGTTGTTACATTGGATGGACTATCAGAAGAAGATATGTTAGAATTAAAGTCGTGTATTGATTGTATGATTATGGAGGATGACAATGGCATTGGGACAACAAGTTGAAGAAAGTTTGAGAGAGGCAGAATCTAATCTTAGAAATGCTCTTGCCTATGCAGCAAGAACTGAACGACCTGTTGTTGTTTCTGTTATTGCAGATTTGATTTCAAGAATTGAAAGCATCATTAGCACTGATGAACTGCTAGATAAACTGGACAATCGTAAACCAGGAGACTCTGGTTTTTTTGGAACTATTTTTGGAAAAGATGACTGAACCTAACGAATTTGGCAAAGCACTAAAAGATTGGTGGGATTCTGATGCTTGTAAGCAACTTCAAAAAGAAAATGAAGAAGCAAAGCAACGAGCAGTAGGAAAGTATTTTATGCTTTCTGAAGAAGATAAACTTGATATGGTTCAGGCAATTTGCTATTTAATGTGCAAAGAAGAACGTGATGGAACATCACACAGAGGGTTGCAAAATGCACTAGGAATCTATCCTGCTGGGTTCTGGATTGATGATTTGATGGATGTTCATAATGCTCTGTGGTCTTATTATCATGACCAAAATAAAGAAAAGGAATTAGAAAGTGACATTGAAAGTTTGAAAAAGTTAGGAAATCAAAACATTTAATCTAAATATTTAATAATTCAATTTTAACATGCAATTAACTCAAGATGAATGGAATGAACTTGTTGCTCTTAAAAATGCCATTAACTATAGTCCAGCTTCAGTTCATTATCAAAAGCAAGAAAGATTTACTGAGTTATTTGTAAGAACATTAGAGGGAAAAGGAGATTCTTTACCATCCTGTGACACTTGAAACACTGGCACAAACCTCTTGACTTTTGACTCCAAACCTGCTATCATTACAAAGTAATCAATCAAAAACAAATGTCTGTTTCTGTTATTCTCAATGTTGAATCCTCTGCTATCTCTGAGGTTTCTTTTGACTATGATGAGAATCAAGTTGGTGTGACCTATCATAGCAATCCTGAAAAATCTTATGTGTTTGCATGTGACAATCCTCAAAGTGTGGAAGATGAAATTCGCACTGCTGAGAGTGTTGGCAAACTGATTGCTCAACTGAAGAATAATAAAGTCCTGGTTCCTATTCAAGTTTGATACATAATTAGATAGAGGTTAGGTCCCTGTTATACCCTGATGAGGTATATCACACCTAATCCATCAAAACAAAATAAGGAAGAGATCCGAATGGTGAGGGCGCTGACTTGAAATCAGTTGGGTGTAAAAGCTTTGCAGGTTCGAATCCTGTCTCTTCCGTTGGTAGTTTCTACCAACCTTACTGAAAGTGTTGCTGATGCCTGTGGGGAGTTAGCAAATTACTTCAGTATTGTATCACCTTCTATCATAGCGCCTGGAGATAAACTTGTCTGCTTGATAGTCGTATGGGGAAGTCCTCTAACACTTCCCCTCCTGGGAGATTAACTCAGTGGTAGAGTGCCTGCTTTACACGCAGTATGTCACTGGTTCGAGTCCAGTATTTCCCACCACGGAACTTAGTTCAGTTTGGTAGAATGCTCGCTTTGGGAGCGAGAGGTCACAGGTTCAAATCCTGTAGTTCCGATTGGAGAAATAAATATCTCCATCAATTACATGATTATTATGTCACTGATTTCACAAACAGATCGCCAGATGGTGATTGAAGCACTTGAGTATTACATTTACAAACTCAAAGAAGATAATTGCACAGAAGCATCAATATATGCTTACAATACTCTTATTAAATGGATAGAACTGGAGTATTTCAAGAATGAAAATTAATCTTTGGTATTGTAATTCTATGAAGCAATGGCGTTGGACTTTAATAGATTCTCATCTTCCTATTGTTAAACAAGAATCAGGTCAAAGAGAAAATCTTCGTGATGCTATGAATGATGTAGCAAATACTGTTGAGTATTTAATGCAACAGTAGTTTTATTGGGGTGTAGCACAATGGCAGTGCGAGGAGCTGTTAACTCTTAGGTTACAAGTTCGAGTCTTGTCACCCCAGTTGGGGAATTAGTTTAGTGGTAAAATAGATGCTTTGCAAGCATTTGTCACCAGTTCGACTCTGGTATTCTCCATGTGACACAAATCAAACTGGCACAGTATTCCCCACAAACAGAGGAATCTGTGTTATGATGCTTGCATCAGATGAGAAATGCTTTTGCAAAAATTATCTGACCATTTGCAATCCTGCGATTTATTTTAACTATGGCAATTTACAAAAAACTTCAAACTCCTTGTGATGTTCCTCAACTTGAATGGTTTAGCGAATTCAAGTATCCCAAATTTAATACAGCGCAAGTTGTTGGTCTTGAAATTCGTGAGTGCAAAAGCATCTCATACAAGAATAGCAAAGGTCAAGAAAATAATGTAGCACGTGCTACTGGAACTTCTGCTCTCAACAGAGACAATCTGAAGATGAGCATTGAAGCTAATGGCATTCAAATTGATGCCTGTCCTCCTATTATTCTTGAGGATGGAACTTCCATTGATGGTTTTACTCGTGGTCGTGCACTTAAGTCTATTGGACAGGATAAATGGGTTTATCTTGTAGTTAAACTTAAGGGTGATTGTAATATTGAAGACCTTAAAGATGAGATTGGTCTTGGTTGCAATAACCATGCACATTCAAAACCTGCTAAACCTGAAGATTTTGAAGTTCGTTTGGCAAAGTGGATTTCACGTCAAGACAAAACTCCTCATCTCCATGAGTGCATGTCTTGGTGGAATCAAATCAGTCATTCTTTCACACAAATTGTTGTAGAAAATCGTTGCAAAAAGGTGCTTAAAAATATTAAAGCATCTAATAATATGGTTAATTTCTCCAAGAAACAAGCAGAAAAGTTTGCATCTGATTATTTCAATGTAGATAACTACACTGAAGTTATTGCAATTAACAATGGCAGGTCTACCTATGTTGAACGCGCTTTTACTGCTGCAATGAAAGGAATTGCTTCTGGTAAAAAAGTTATTGCAGTAGGATTTTTGCAAAATGTTCTATCTGAAAATGCTCAAGAAGAACGTGAACAACTTGTAGAAGAAATTGAAGAACTTAATTCAATTTATAGTTTTGTTTTTCAGTCATTTGCAGAAAAGTGTGGACTCAATAAGTTTGAGATGGAAGAACCTATTATCAATTTCAAAGGATTTGTTCCTCAAATTATTGATGTTGAATCCAATGATGAATTGATTGAAGTGTAATAGTGACACTTGACAAACTGGCACAGGTTTCCCCACAAACAGGGGAATCTGTGCTATGATTACAAAGTAATCAATAAAACACATGGCAACACGTTCTCGTATTGGATTGGAACTTTCTGATGGTTCTATTCTTTCTGCTTACTCTCACTGGGATGGTTATCCTGAATGGATGGGTCGCATTCTTCGCACTCATTACAACACTAAAGAGAAAGTTTCTGAACTCATTGATGGTGGTGATATGAGTTCTCCTTGGACTACTTCTCGTTGGGATACTAAACTCAATGAAGAGTATGGTCCTGAATATTATTCTCAACGTGGTGAAGATTGCCCCCCTCGTTATGATGCTGACCTAAATGAGTATTTGAGTGATAGTGAACAATACTCCTATGTGTTCACCAAAGATGGTGAATGGGTATGTTATACTAATGATTATCGTTTCCCTGATGTGGTGAAACAAGTAGAAATCCCCTCTGCTGCACTTCATGTATGATGCAAACTAAAGTTAAAAGAAAGATGGTAAATGTAGAACCCATTTCAAATAAAGCAAAGAACAGATTCGCTAACATCATGGACAAGTTTCATGGATGTCATGTAGAGCAAGAAACTGATACTAAACTGTTTCTTGCATCTATTAACAAAAAATACTTTTTCTGGGTTGAGAAAGTAAATGATCCACACTGGAGAATTGTTAAGTGACTGAAGATTTTGTTAGATTGAATCTTGATGAGTTGGATGCACTTAAGAGTGCTCTCCAGTTGTTGTCAAAGAAAGAGCAAAAGTTGATGGAGAGTAGTGGTAAAGTAAGTCTGAATAGATTGTATAATAAACTTCAGAGCACCATTGAAGGTCTTACAGGGTACAGTTGAAGAAGTGGCACAGTGTTTTCCCACTGTGCCCTTTTTTGTGCTATCATACTTGTATGAATAAAACACAGATGAACTTCGCAACTTCCAATCTTTCTAAAATCAAACCCAAACTGCGCACCCAGGGTAATGTAACTGGTAATTTTGGTAGGAATAAAGTTAAAGCAGGTTCTCCTATTCAAGGTCTTGGTGTAACTAAAGCAAAGGTTATCAATGTTACCACGCAGGATAGTTATCTGAATAGAATGTATTATGTTCTTGATAATGCAACTGATAAGCAGGTTCAACAGTTTGCTTACAATGAAATTCGCAAGATTCTGATTCAGCGTGGACAGTGGTGAAACTGTCCACTATTACTTGACTTTTCTCACAGTTTCTGCTACTATTACAAAGTAATCTAAAAACAAATGCCTAACACTTATTCATTTACAGGTGATGCTGTTACCTTCCTTGGTTTGGTTGGTGTCATTAGCACTGCTATTATTCTTGTCACTGCCTTTCGTCGTCATTATAATTCTCCTTTCAACAAATGAACTACAAATCAATTTCAGAATACGAGAAAGACCTCAAAGATGCAAAGAAAAGGTTTGATAAACTGACCAAACAAATTCGTAGGTGTAAGTCAGAGTATCAGTATGAAATTATGTGTGAGGACTTAGAAGATTGTAGGCAAGACATAATTGAACTGCAAATCCTCATCACAGAACTACGCAATAAGAAGAAACTTGCTGAACTTGAAGTAAGTTAGGACAGTTAATGAACTGGCACACAACCACTTGATTTTTGAGTGATTGTGTGCTATCATACATATATGAACAAAATTAAAATGCAACTTCAACAGATTAACAAAGAACCACTGCAACAATGGTTTGAGGATAGTTGTGAAATGTGGGTAAATCATTATAGTTTTTTGTTGAATCTTCCTTGGAACACTGAAGCAGATAAACAGTGGTACAAGGAACAAATCAACATGAATAAGTTGTATGATGTTTAATAGTATGTGGAAAGGAATCTTTCTGTGTGTGATTCTACTTATAGGTGACCCTTTTGTTACACTCAAGGCACAAGTGCCAGATCGCAAAGTGGCACAGTGTTCTCCTAAAATGCTGGTTTGTGTGCTATGATGTATAACATCAACAGTTGAGGACCATGATTGACACTTGTAAGTTGCATGATGATTTAGAAGATTTTGCTACCTATTTGGGTATTGATTATGATGATTACTATCAACTTGTCTATAATCTTCCTGATGAAGATGTAGAAGTTGATGTAGAAATCACTGTCTGATTGATGGGAATGTGTTTGCCTTAAAGTTACACACTTTGTTAACCTTACCTTTTTTTGTTATGTCTACTGAACTGATGATTGGTGCTCTGCGTCGTGGTCAAACTGGCAATGAAATCCTTGCCATTCTTGATGCTATCACTGGTGGTGAAAGTGCTCAACCTGCTGAAGATGTGAGTGCTCAACCTACCCTAGAACCCATTGAGTTCTGATGATAAATAGGGGCAGAAATGCCCCTTCTTTTTTACATTATTTGAGAACAATGACTCCCAACTGGATACACAATTCAGGCAAGAAAAAGAACCCCAAAGGTGTATCCAAGGGGCGTATTAAATCACGCAAACAAGTGTTGCAGAATCTGAAGCAAAAATACAAAACTAAGTGACACTTGACAAACTGGCACAAGACCTCTTGATTTTTCCAGTATTCTGTGCTATCATACATTCATGATGAAAAATACAACTTTGACCACTGAAAAAGTAATTGACAAGATTGAGCAGTTCTGTGATGTTCTGCGTACCAACTTTCAATCTTATTGCATTGCTCGCCATAAAGAATACATCGCTAAAGGTGAGAATGTTGACTATCACAAGGAACAAATTGATAAACTTTGCATAGGTGAAGGCGTTGATGAATACACCTATGTGAAGGGTAAAAAGTATGCAAAGATTATTCATGTTTCACATGGTCAGCGTAGTGCACATGCCTTTGTCGATCTTAACACTGGAGATGTCTACAAATCTGCATCTTGGAGTGCTCCTGCTAAAGGTGTAAGGTATAACCTGATGGATGAAAAGTCCTGTGAGCAAATGTATCAACGTGCTGATTGGGCAGGAGGTTATCTTTACAAATGACTGACTTTTATGATTATGTTTTGAGTTTCTATGGTGCTGGTGGAATCTATCCAATGGGTGCCACACTTATTCAAGTTAAGCAAGCAACTTCCACTCACCTTAAAATACTTAAACTCAAAGAACAAGAGTTTTGTGGTGATAGTATTGATCGTGAATGTGTGCGTGATTTGTTAATTTCTAAATACAATCTTAAAGTTGCAATTAAATGAACAAAGTTGTTGAATTAAATACGAAACAAGTTAGCATCTTGAGTGTTGCTCTCACTGTGTTTTATGATGAAGTTTGTAAAACTGGAACAACACAAGACATGAAAGATGAAATAATGAAACTATCTGATTTGATTGTAAACTCTAAATGAAATCAACACTATTCTGTATCATTTGCCTGTGTATTGCATTTGTTGTGAGTAACAATGCAGACAGACAGATGCAACAAGATACACAAAAAATGGTTCATCAAAGTTATACAATGTGACACCTGATGAACTGGCACACACATGCTTGACTTTTTAGTGAATCTATGGTATCATACATGTATGAAAGATAAGTTTATGCACCAATCCACTCTTGATCTATTCTGTCAACATGCAGATGCACAAATGGCAGAAGAGTATGCTATGGAACTTGAAGCAAAAGCAGCAGAATTAGAAATCACTGTTGACTATTACATTGCTGAGTTCCTTTGATTATTAACATTATTATGCAAACCAAAACTAAGTTCAACCATCTCAATCTTCCTGCTCTTGCAGACATTCCCACTGAAACTGTGGATGGTTCACGTCGTTATGTGATCAATGGCAAACTGTTGCCTTCTGTGACCACAGTTACGTCCTATCAAAAACGTCAAGTCATTGCAGAATGGCGTCAGAAAGTTGGTGAAGAAACTGCCAATAAGATTAGTCAATTTGCCTCAACTAATGGCACTAAGTTTCACAAACTTGTAGAGGACTATCTTAACAATGAACAGGTAGAGTATGATACTGAAAAGTATGAAGTTGCTCTGAAATTGTTCAATCAATTTCAACCACTTCTTCATGATGTAGATAATATCCATTATCTTGAATCTGCTCTGTATTCTGAACAACTTGGAATTGCAGGTCGTGTAGATTGCATTGCAGAATACAATGGCAAACTGTCTATTATTGACTTCAAGAGTTCTTCTAAACCAAAGCATGAAAGTCAAATCCAAAACTATTTTGTTCAGGAGACAGGTTATGCTATGATGTATGAGGAAATGTCTGGTCAAAAAGTAGAACAAATTGTGACTCTGATTTCTTGTCATTCAGGTGAGACACAAGTTTTTGTCAAGAATCCTGCAGATTATGTTGATACTCTCAAGCAATACATTCAGGAGTATGTGAACAAATGAATGAGTGGAAGTGTACTGTAAAGACACCATCTAATTGGTTACAAACTGTGCGTGTAGAAGCATACACTCACAGTGATGCAGTTGCATTTGCAGAGTCTATGACTGGTGGCAAATGTATCATGGCAGTTATAGACAACTCATACAGTTCTGATGATAATGAATCAAGTTCTGGTTCATCATCAGAAATTGATGGTGGGTTAGTATTACTTGCAATGTTAGCATTTATTCTCATTGCAGCATGGAAATATGTGCTGGTATTTGCTATTATTGGTCTTGGTATTTGGTTCCTTCTAAATACACTCAAGAACTGATCTTTTTTTGCTGCTGTAGCACAACTGGTAGTGCAGGGATTTTGTAAGTCTCAGGTTGCAGGTTCAAGTCCTGTCAGTAGCTTTTACCACAAATGTGTGGCATTTCAGTTATATCATGTGACACTCCGCAAAGTGGCACACGACCCCTTGCGGAATCCTGAAAAATGTGCTATCATACATGTATGAAAAATCAAATTGCATCTGAAATCTTCCACTATCACACTAACTGGAAGGAAGGTAAAGTGAATCAAATGTGGATTCAGCAAGTTACACCTGAGTGGCAAGAATGTGGTCACCAGTATGTTGCTGTTGCTTACAATCCTGAGAAGAATGTTAGCATGGTGATGAGCAAACCTCGCAGTCATTATGATACTCTCCAGTGGGTTCGTAAGT